CATTGGGGGCATCGCCTCCGAGTTTGACAGCGCGGACATCTTCATCGATGTGACCGCCGCATCGGGCACCTCCCCGTCTCTGACCGTGACCTACCAGGCCAGCGTGGACGGTGGGACGACTTGGTTTGATGTGACCAGCGGCGCGGCCCTGACCGCAGTTGGCAAGCAGATCATCAACGTCCCGAGCAAGCTGGGGGCGATGGGTCGGCTGTCCTACGTCATCAGCGGCACGACACCGAGCTTCACCTTCTCGGCGTTGGCGCAGTTCCGCAGGAGCGGGAATTGACCAAAGACGACATCCTCCAAGCCCTGCGCCTGACCGCCATGGGCCGCGCCGGGCATCCGCTGCAGGAGCAACTGGCAGAGAAGCTGGCAGAGGTGTTTGCGCCCAAGGAGGCGGCTGTGGTTCACCGCCTGGAGCCGTCTTCGACCTTCGACAAGGGAGGTCCCTTGGCTGTTGAGGGCGGTCACGCCGCGCTCGCTGCTGCTGCCAAGAAGCCGCGCAAGAAGGCGCAATGGGCGGCGCCCGCTGAGAAAGCCGAGTAAATGGCAAAGATGTCCGACGACGACCTGCTGCGCTTCCTGCAAGCCGAGCAGGCTGACGCTTTCCACTACAACGATGGAGAGATTGCGTCCGCTCGCAACCAGGCCCTGCGGGACTACCTGCGCTTTCCCTATGGGAACGAGCAGGATGGACGTAGCCAAGTCGTCGCCTCGGACGTTTTCGATGCCGTCGAGGGCATGCTGCCCGATCTGGTGGAGGTGTTTGTCTCCAGCGACAAGGCGGTTGTCTTTGATCCGGTCGGACCCGAGGACGAGCAAGGCGCCAAGCAGGCGACCGAAGCCTGCAACCACGTTTTCTACAAGCAGAACAATGGCTTCCTGATCCTCTACACCGCAGGCAAGGACGCCCTATTGCTGCGCACTGGCGGGGTCAAGTGGTGGTGGGACGTTCGCCGCACGCCCAAGTTTGAGACGTTCTCCGGCGACGAGCTGCAGATTGCGGCCCACATCGCAGCCAACCCCAAGGCTCAGGTCATCAGCCAGGAAGCCCTGGAGCCCGAGCCTGTCTCCCCCGAAGTGCAGGCGCAGATCGAGCAGATTCTGCCGTTTGCCCAGGCTGGCGACCCCCAAGCCGTCGAGGCCATCCAGCAGTTGATGCCGCGCCAGCGGTACACCGTGCGCCTCAAGACGGTGGAAGACAAGGGCATGGTGCGCGTGTGCGCCATCCCGGCCGACGAACTGGAGATTTCCGCCCGGCACAACTCGATCCTGCTGGATGACTGCCCCTACGTCTGCCACAAGAGCAAGAAGACCCACAGCGACCTGCTGCAAATGGGGTTTGATGTCACCGAGGACGACGTAAGGCGCGCGGCCGACGACAACGTGACGCAGGACCGGGAGTTCTACGACACCCTCCGGGGCCTGGATGTGCGCGACGACACCAACGAGCAAGTGGCTCGGGGTTGGGTGCGCGAAGAGTACGTGCTGATCGACTTCGACGGTGACGGCATCGCTGAACGCCGCAAGATCATCCGCTTGGGCGAGAAGATTCTGGAGAACGTCGAGTTCTCGCACGTTCCGATTGCCGCCTGGACGCCGTACCTGCTGACGCACAAGTTCGACGGGCTGAGCGTGCATGACTTGGTGGGGGACTTCCAGAAGATTCACACCGACATCTGGCGCAACCAGATCGACAACCTGGCGCTGGCGAACAATCAGGAAACGGTGGTGCTGACGGATGCCAACGGCATGCCGAAGGCCAACATTGACGACCTCCTGAACCGCAGGCCGGGCGGGGTGATTCGTGAGCAGATGCAGGGCGCCGTTCGCCCCTACGTTGACCGCTGGCAGGGCATCGAGGCCATGCCGATGCTGGAGATGCTCAATCAGGACAAGGAGCGCCGCACGGGCTATTCCCCGGTCGTTCCTGGCCTGGACGCCAACGCCCTGAACAAGACGGCCACCGAGGTCGCCAAGAACAGCAACGAGCGCCAGAAGCGCATGAAGCTGATGGCCCGCATGATGGCCGAAGCCTTGGTGAAACCCATGTTCCGGGGCATCTTCAAGACGCTGACCGACTACTGCATGGAAAAGCTGTCGTTCCGCCTGAACGGCCAGTTCGTGCAGTACGACCCGCAGGAATGGCGCGATGGTTACGACATGACCATCAACGTCGGCATCGGGACCGGCGACAGCATGCAGCAGATGCAGTACCTGATGCAGATTGCCCAGGCCCAGGCGATGGTGGCGCAGTCTCCGTATGCCCCGATCCTGCTGGACGCCGACAAGATCAGGAACGTGCAGGCCCGGATCGTGGAACTTGCCGGGTTCAAGAACCCTGATGAGTTCTGGAGCCAGGCGAAGGACGAGCAGGGGCAGGTCAAGCAGCCGCCTCCGCCTTCGCCGCCGTTGCCGCTCCTGATTAAGCAAGAGGAATTGAAGGCTGACGCTCAGAAGTTCCAGGCGCAGACCGCTATCGAAGACCGCCGCAACCAAGCGGAAGCCAACTTCAAGGCCCAACTTGAGCAGATCAAAGCTGATGCCAAGGCCCGCGAGATTGAGCTTCAACTACAGCTCCAAGCGGCTAACGATGCACGCGACTCAGAGCGGGAGGCGCTGAAGGCGACCTACGAGGCCGAGTTGGAAGCTGCGCGGCTGGAGTTGGACCGTTACAAGACCGACGCTGACAACGCGACCCGCGTGGATGTTGCTCTGATTAACGCTGACAGCAAAGCGCAAGCCGCCGAGATGTCGGCATTCGCCCGCCAGAACACTCCGCAGCCCGGGATTCCCGAATGAACGACCGCACTCTGATGGCTGATGTCAGCCGGGCAGAACACGCCCAGCGTCTGCTGCAAGACGAACTGCTGGCCGAGGCCATGCAAGCGATCAAGAACGAGGTGCAGCGCGCCTGGATCGACTGCCCGCAGCGTGACAAAGAGGGCAAGGAGGCCCTGTGGCAGCTTGCCAAGACGGCAGACAAGTTTGAGGCGTTGCTGAAGGGTTACGTCGAGACAGGCAAGCTGGCAAGCGCCAACCTCAAGCACTTTGAAGAACGGCGCGGCCTTCGTCGCGTCTTCGGTTAGAGGCTGAACGCTCCCAGCCGCTAAGGCCACACGGCCTAGATTGGAGCAGGCATCCGTCGCGAGACGCTGCCAAGGAAGTTAGATGAGCGACCAAGCTACACCAGCAGTCGAAGACCCCCAAGCCGCTTTGCTCAACGCACTAGACGGCGCACCGGAGCCCGAGGCACCGGACGAAGAAACCCCCGAAGGCGAGCAGCCCGAGGAACAGACCGAGGAAGCGGCGCAAGAGGGCGAATCTCCCCCGGTTGAACAGAAGTTCCGCGTCAAGGTCAAGACCGAGACGGGCGAGGACGAGGAAAAAGACCTCACCTTGGAGGAACTGGCCGCAGGCTACATGCAGTCGGCCGACTACACGCGCAAAACGCAGCAGCTTGCCAACGAGGCCAAGCAGCGCGAGCAACAGATTTTCCAGGCCGAGCAGCAGCGGCTGCAGCAAGTGACCCAGCAATTGGGCGCACTGCAGAACCTTGTGATCTCGGCCGCCGCACCGGAACTCCAGGGCGTCAACTGGCAGCAGTTGGCGATGGAAGACCCGGCGCGCTACGTGCAGTTGCAGGCCCGCCAGCAGCAACTGTCCCAGGTGCTTGGAGCGATCCAGCACGAGCAACAACAACTGACCCGGCAGCAAGAAGAGGCCGCACAAAAGCAGCGCGAGCAAGCCATTCGGCACTCGCTGGAGTACCTGAGTAGGGAAATCCCCGGATTCAACCTCGAAAAGGAACGCACCCAACTGTTTGAGACGGGCCGCAAGTACGGCTTCCAAGACACCGAGCTTGCTCAGGTGATCGACGGCCGGATGCTTCATGTGCTGCGAGACGCGATGCAGTGGCGAGCCCTGCAAACCGCGAAACCCAAGGCGTTGCAGAAGGTGGCCGAGGCCCCCAGGGTCATCAAGCCCGCTGCACCGCAACCCAAGAAAACCAACCAGGCCGCACTCGACCGCCTCAAGAAGACAGGCCGGGCGAGCGAACTGGTCAATTTCCTCTGAGTGAGGAAGGAGCAATCAAATGGCACAGCCGACCAACACCTTCGACACCTACGACGCCGTAGGCAACCGCGAAGACCTGCAGGACAAGATCTACATGGTCTCGCCCGAGAAGACCCCCGTGATGAGCGCGGGCCGTCGCTTCAAGGCCAACGCCAAGTTCCATGAGTGGCAGCGCGACAGCCTGGCCGCTCCGAACAAGGACAACGCCGTGATCGAAGGCGACGACCGCACCGGCACGGCCCTGACCGCCACCGAGCGTGTGGGCAACTACATGCAGCTGTTCGACAAGGTTGCCGTGGTCACCACGACCCAGAAGGCCACCAAGTCGGCGGGCCGCTCGGACGAGATGAAGTACCAGATCGCGGAAAAGGCCATCCCCGAGCTGAAGCGCGACATCGAGGCCATGCTGCTGTCCAACAACGCCGCTGTTGCCGGCAGCGCTGCGGCTGCTCGCAAGTCCGGTGGTCTGGGCGTGTTCATCTACACGAACGTGTCCCATGAGGCCACTGGCTCCACGGCTTCGCACACCTCCGGCGCTCCGACCACCGCCCCGACGGCTGGCGTGGCTCGCGCGTTCTCCGAGGCGCTGCTGAAGGACGTTCTGCAGGACATCTACACCAACTCCGGCGACCAGCCGAAGATGGTTTCGGTGACCCCGAGCCACAAGGCGACGTTCTCCGGCTTCGCTGGCATCGCGGTGAACCGCTACCAAGTGCCGAAGGGCCAGCAGGGCGTGATCGTGGGCGGCGCAGACGTTTACATGGGCGACTTCGGTGAACTCACCATCGTCCCCAACTACGTCCAAGCCACCGCCAACAGCGGCACCGTGTTCGTGCTGAACCCTGAGCACTACGGCGTGGCCTTCCTGCAGGAGTTCAAGACCGAACCCCTGGCCAAGACCGGCCACACCGACAAGGAGATGGTGTCGGCCGAGTGCTGCACGGTCGTCACCTCCGAGAAGGCCCAGGGCAAGATTGCCGACCTGACCGCCTGAGCCTAGCGCTCATCCCCAAGAGGGCTCTTCGGAGCCCTTTTTTCTGTGCGCTCCGGTGAGTTCACAGAAAAAACCTACCCCCGCAACGTCGCGACGACGCCCGAGGACACCATGACCGTCAAGATTGACCAATTCGACCGCGAGCTTGGGATTCGCACCCGCGTCCATGAGACGGAAACCAAGGTGGTGATCGAGAAGCAGTACGACGCCCAGCCTTTGCTGGATGCGGCATCGGAGCTGCGCGCGCAGACCCGTGGGGAGCGCTGGGGCGAGATGGGCCGGCATGTGGGTTACATCCCCATGGCGGAACTCGGCACGATGATGCGCCAGGATGGGAGCTTCGACACCGCCCGCGTGCGCGAATTCCTGCAGAAGAACCCGGCGTTCGTGACCTTCGAGAAGTACCTCAAGGACAGCCGCAAGGTCTGACATGGCGATCACCACCTACGCCCAACTGCAGACCAGCGTTTCCGGTTGGTTGAATCGCTCGGACGCCTCCGCGCTGATCCCCGACTTCATTACGCTCGCTGAAGAGCGCGTGAACCGTAAGCTGCGGGTCAAGGAGATGGAGACGCCCCTGGCCGCAACGGCGATCACCAACAACGCAATTGCCGTTCCTGCCAACACAGTGGGCGTGAAAACCCTGTGGATCGAGGGCTACGAGACTTCTCCCCTGCTTCCCGCCACGTATGAATACGTCCTGAGCCGTGGATCGGAGGGCATCCCGTGCAATTGGGCCTGGCAAGGCTCTAATCTTTACTTTGACGGCGCCGGGACTGTCCAAGGCGTGCTGTACCGCGACATTCCCGCGCTGTCCAACACCAACACGACAAACTGGCTGCTCACGGCCCACCCCTCCGCTTACCTCTTCGGCGCCTTGGCCGAGGCGTTCAATTGGGCGCGCAACGACAAAGAGCGTGATCGCTGGGACGCGCGCTTTCAGCAGACTCTGAGCGAAATCAGCGGCGCCGACATGCGGGATCGCTTCTCTAGTCCGCTGGTGGTGAGGGCTCGATGATTCCCCTGCTCGGTTTCGCTCCAGACGCAGACCAGACAACCCCGGGCGTCATCAGCGACTGCACGAACTTCGTCCCCTACGAGAACGGGATGGAGGGCGGGCCGTCTGCCTCGACTCCGACCGACGTTCCTGCGCTGGCTGCGGAATGCCTAGGTGCTGCAGTGGTGACGAACCTGTCCGGTGTGCGGCGGATCGTCGCCGGCACCGCGACCATCCTCTACGAGCTGAGCGGAGGCGCCTGGTCGGATGTGTCCCGTGCTGCGGACTACACCGCCAACGCGGATAACCGCTGGTCGATTGCGCAGTTCGGCAACTCCACCCTGGCCGCGAACAAGGGCGACACCATCCAACGGTCAACCGGCGCGGGGGTAGCGTTCGCGGACATCTCCGGCGCGCCCACTGCCGACATCATTTTCTCGGTGGGTTCGCAGGTCATGGCGCTCAACGTCAACGACGGCGAGGACAAGCCCGATGGCTGGGCGGTGTGCGGCCTGAACGATGAAACCGATTGGACCGGAGGGCTCACAACCCAAGCGGTGAATGGTCGCCTTGTGTCCACCCC